CTCGTGTCTCTATTTCTTTGGCTGGTTCTCGAGCGCGGGACATAACGCCACTGTTTTCTATCAAGGTGGAAAGCCCAAAGGGTTCACCTGGTTACATGGCTGCTGAGGTTGCCGGTAATCCGAACGCGCGAACGCGCAAGTCTATTGTGTCTCGCACGAAGTGGGGCGGTTCTCAGGCTGGTGGCCCACAGGGTCAATATTTGATTGCGCGCATGGTGCAGAAGTTCGGCCCGTTGAAGGGTAAGGGCGGTAACCGTATTGCGTGGAAGTATTTTTGGGAGCAACGGGTTTTGTTGAACCGGGCGGCGTCGATGGTCATTGACAAGTTTGAGCGCAAGATAACGAATGAGATGGATCGCTAATGCCTATCAGTCTTAATATTCTCTCGAAGTTTGATGCTAAGGGTATCGGCCAAGCACAAACGGGTTTGGACAAGCTCGGCAAGGCTGCGGGTGGTTTTGCGGCTGCTGGTGTTGCGGCGTTTGCTGTTGCGGCTGCGGGTGCGGCTGCGTTTGGTTATCAGGCGTTGAGGGCTGCCGCTGAGAGTGAGTCTGTGTCTAAGTCTTTGCAACAGATTGCGAAGAACTCGGGTGTCTTTGGTGATACTGCTGCTGCGGTTGAGAAGTCAACCAAAGAAATCATGGACTACACGCAAAGCCTGTCTAACCTGGTTGGCATTGACGATGAGATTTTGAATTCGATTGTTCGTGGCTGGTTGGCTGTTCCGGAACTTGCGGGTAAGGGTGTTGACGGCCTGAAAGACCTGGTCAAGGTTGTTGCGGATGTGGCCGCAGGAACCGGGCGCGACGTGGCCGCAGTGGGCATGATTTTCACCCGCGTCGCCGGTGATGAGGAAACGGCGATGAGCAAACTTGCTCGCGCCGGAATCGTTTTGTCGAATGCTCAGAAGCAAATTTATGAGGACACTCTTGCTTCTAGTGGCGAGATTGCGGCGCAGGACAAGCTGATTGAGATTCTGGGGACGACTTATGCGGGTGCGGCGGAGGCTGCCGCTGATCCGTTCGCGGTGCTCGAGCAGAATATCCAGAATTTGCAGGAGACGGTGGGTGTTCACCTTCTTGATGCGTTCAATAAGTTTGTGGACAAGTTGCAGGAGTTCATTGCTAAGCATGGCCCTGATTTGGAGAAGGCTTTTGAGAAGGTTGGCGAGTTTGCGATGGGTCTTGTTGAGGCGTTCTTTGACTTCTCAGGTTGGGTTGCGGATAACCCTAACATTTGGAATGGCATTGTTGCGGGTATCGGTGCTATCACGGCTGCAATGCTTGTTTTGAACGGTGTGATGGCGGCTAATCCTATTGGGTTGGTGATGCTCGGTATCTCTGCAATCATTGCGGGTACGGTTTTTATTGTGGCTAACTGGAATAAGGTAATTGCTTCTTGGGTTGGCGGTTTTCAGGTTTTGTTTGGCGCAACCCTCATCTCCGTTGAGGGTTTCGTCAACGGCATTATTGACGGGATTAATACTGTTATTGGTCTTTTGAATAATCTGGGTATCGCTATTGGCGAAGTTGGCAAAGTGGATTTTGGCGGAAACGCAGTTGTCGCTCAAGGCATTAACAGAATGGATACGCAAGGCTTGGGGAATCCTACGGGGCAAAGGTTGCCTTCGGGTTACGCTAACAGTGCGTTTGCAAATATGCCTCGGTTTGCTGCGGGTGGCATTGTGACGGGGCCGATGGTCGGGCTTGTGGGCGAGGCTGGGCCGGAGGCGATTATTCCCCTTGACCGTTTAGGCAAGATGGGTGGCGGCACGACCAACCACTACACAATAAACGTGTCGGCCATGAACGCTGATGCTCGTGTTGGTGAACTTGTTGTTTCAGCAATCAAACGGTACGAGCGTTCCAACGGCCCAGTGTTTGTGAGTGCGTGATGATAAACCTACGTTTCAGAGTGGATTTGGAAAGCAACGCCGGGTTCACCCTTGACACTGATGAGCTTGACGGTTTGGTTGGGTTGGGCTTTCTGCAAGTTCCGGTGACTAACGAGGTGCGGTCTGTTTCGTGGAAGCGTGGCCGTAACTCTCAGTTGGATGGTTTCAGCGCGGGTACTTGTACGGTTGTTTTTGACAACCGTAATAGGCAACTTGATCCGAGTTATCCGGGGTCGCTTTTCTTTGATCAGCTTTATCCTGGTCGCGCGATTACGGTGACGGCGTTGCAAGATTATGATGATTGGCCTGACCCTGATTTTTTCGCTACGAGTGTTTTTTCGGGTTACACCGAGTCGTGGTCGTATGATTACACGATTGACGGTGACGCTACGGCGACGGTTGTTATTACTGACGCGTTTTCGCGGTTGTCTAAAATTCCGATTGTTTCTTTGTCTGTGCCTAAGGAAACTTCTGGTGCGCGGGTTGCTCGGATTCTTTCTTACGCAAAGTTCCCTCCGGCGTTGGTGGTGGCGCAGACGGGTTACTCGGAGTTGGCTGCGGAGACTATTACTGACACGGATGTCCTTTCGTATTTGCAGTTAGTGGCACAGTCTGAGTTCGGCACAATGTTCATTGACGGTTGGGGTATTTTCCGTTTCATTCAACGTAACTCGACGGCAGGTTTTGCGACCGTTTTTCTGTCAACAGATGACGACAACCGGTTTATTGCTGACATCAACTTTGATTACTCGTTTGATCGTGTTTTCAATGACATTACGTTGGTGGCGGACGCGTATACGGTCCGTGGTGTGGATGCGCCTTCGGTGGCTAAATATGGTTCTTTGGCTAAGACGTATAACACGTTGATTGACTCGTCTTTTGCCGCTCAGTCTGTTGCTAATGGTGTGGCCACTTTGGGTGTTCCTGCAATGTTGCCTAAGTCAGTTGAGATAAACATTTCGGATCGTATTTATTCGCGGCAGGTTGAGCGGCGTGCTGTGGAGTTGTTTGCGGAGCTTGATGTTGGTTGTGATGCGTTTGTTGAGTTCGACCCTTATGAGGTTTCTATTTTTGGGCCGTCGTATTTTCCGGGTTTGATGGTTTCGGCGCAGTCTGTTTCTGCCACTCCTGCGGGTATCACCTTTACTGTAGAATTGGAGAAGCAGTTGGGTTATCTGGCGTTTACGCTTGACACATCTTTTGGCGTGCTTGACACGAATTATTTGGGAGTTTGATTATGGCTGGACTGGGTTACAAGACTTTCGCGGCTGGAGAAATCCTTACCGCTGCGAATCTTCAGGGTTATGCAACGGATCAGTCGGTGATGGTGTTTGAGTCGTCGGCGGCTCGCACTACGGCTTTGGCCGCTCCTTCTCAGGGCATGGTTTCTTTCTTGGAGGATTCAGGCACGACGTGGGTTTATTACGACACTTATAGCGTGAGCAATCCCGGGGGCGCGAAAACGGCGGGCTGGTATCCCACGTTTGGTGCTGTGTTTTTTGCTACTGCGACTCGAAGCGCTGTTTCAGGTACTTCTTATGCGGTGGGTGCTTCTGGTTTTGCTTACACCGAGTTGACTGACACTTTGGGGTGGCATAGCCCGTCTGTAAACCCTGACCGTATCATCCCAAATGTTGAAGGTATATATCGAGCAACTGTAAGTGCTCAATTTGCATCCAATGCTACGGGTTCTAGAGATGCTGATTTGCAAGATACAGGTACAGACTTAGCAACCTTTTACGGTACAGGCGCAACCGTTCGTAACTTCTCAATGACCGGTATGGCTTACATGAATGGCACAACTGACTATTTTCACGTAGCTAATTTGCGTCAAAATAGTGGTAGTTCTTTGAGTGTCGTTGTTCAGGTAATGGTTGAGTACGTTCGTCCTTCGATTGCGTAGGGCTGATGCGTTACTACGACAGTTTGGGTGCTGCGGGTTATCCGATTAGTGGCGGTGTGAGTTACGAGGAGAGCTGGCAGGAGCACCTCGATAGGGGCAGTCGCGGCGGTCTGGATTACGGTGTGGGCATTGGTCGCCCGATTTATGCGCCGACTCGTGGGCGGGTGTTGAACCGTTACACAACGGGTGGCGGTAACACGGCAAGGTTTTACCACATTGGCGACGACGGCAATGAGACGGGCTGGTTTGACGAGTTCCTGCACTTGTCGGAGTTCGGCCCGGACGGTGGAATCTTTGAACCTGGCGAGGACATCGGGGCAAGGTCGGGTAACAGTGGGACAATGACAACAGGCCCACACGTACACTGGCACCTCGTGATCGACGGAGAACGCGTACAACAATGGCTTTACTTTCAAGACACCCCAACACCAACCCCTCACGAGAAAGACAAATCAAACATGAACCTGTGCCACATCCCCCAACCTGACGGGACAGCGAAGTACCTGTTGTTCTCGGGTGACTTCTATTTGGAGTTCACCGGGCAGTCAGCTGCTAACGCTTTCGCTAGTCAAATCGGCGGTAACTCCGCTGGTGTTTCTCAGTCCTTTTTTGACCTGGTTAAAAAACAGGTTGCTATCAACCAAGCGAAGTAACTCATGGCCGTCCCAACCACGGGTGATTTTCAGCAGTCGGTGCTGGTCGCGCTTGCCCGTCTTGAGTCGAAAACGGATTCGTTGATGGAGAAGCTTGATCGCCTTGAGAAGGCTACTGATAATCACGTGAACCGCATCGCTGACCTTGAGCAGAAGATTGCCGTGTTGGAGTCTCAGCGCGCTCCTCGAGTTCACTGGATCACGATTCTTGTGGGTGTCATCGCCTTGGTTGGTTTCGGGCTTGCTATCTTTGACCGGCTATACACAAATACAACACCTTAGGGAGAAAATGATATGAAAGCATTGCTAAGCACTACCACCAGAAAGAGCATCTACGGGGTCGTAACGGCCACTTCCGCCCTTCTCGGCGTGATTATCCCAGTACTGGTTTCTCAGGGCGTTATAGAGGCATCTACCGCTTCGACCATTGCCCAAATCGCGTCCAGCGTTGTTGCCGTATTCGGCGCGATCATGGCGTTCAAGTTTGTTCCTGACGCTTCCGAGTGAGTGAGCGGGAAGTGGTTGACGGGTATGCGTGCCCAGTTGATCCTGCTGAGCTGACTAATTGTGAGTCTTGCCAGTAAGTGCGCTAAAAGAAAATCCCCCAGGTGTTGAGTCTGGGGGATTTCTTTTGTTTGCGGTCTAGGCGTAAACCGAGTCAATCAGCTTGATGAACTGACCGTGTGTGAGGAACTTGAAAATGTAAAGTTCGCGGAGCAGGTTGCCGTTGTTGTTCATGTTGCGGAAGCAGATTTCTTCGTACTCGTTGATTGCGTTCTGGAGGCCTGCGCCCTTGTTAGCGCGGCGAGTGATCATCTTCTGGATTTCGGTGGTTGTAAACATTTGGTTTCCTTTGTTCGGGGGCTGCCTGCCCTATATATATAAGTTTAGTGATTTGCGCCACCATGTCAACTTATTTCGCAACTTTTTGTGAATCTTTTTTTGCTATGATTTGAGGGCGCGGGGTCATCCTTTCCCCATCTTGCGCTGGCCCCGGCGGCTGCCTCTTCTGCCGGGGCCCTCTTCTTTTTTGTTGACGTTTGTCTGTGCCGGTGTGTAGAGTCTGGGTGTCACGAGAGGAGAAAATTATGTGGTGGCGAAGGTTCAAAAGAAGGTTCAACGATAGAGAGCATTTGCGGGATTACTTTCTTGCCCTGGTTGCTGGTGTGTTGTTGGCTGTGTGTGTGGGTTTGTTGTTTTTGTGGGTGTTGCTGTGATTGAGGTTGACCGTTTTCTGGTCAGGTCTAGTGATCGTGAGGCTTGGTTGTGGCACAGGTCACAAGGGGTCACGGCGACGATGGTTGCTCGGGCGTTTACAACAGCGGGGTTTGCTGAGGTTGTGGCGCAGATGGAGAACCCGGTTGAGGTGATTCCTAACGCCTATATGATTCACGGAAACGAGCGCGAACCGTACATTGCTCAGGTCGTGAAGGAGCGTTATGGGTTGCTGCCGAATGATTGGTTGATTTCGGCGGGTGTTTCGTTGTCGCCGGATCGTTGGATGATGGCCACACCGGACGGGCTTTCACTGGATCACAAGATGATTGGTGAGTACAAGACCGGTAAAGAACTCGGCAAGACGATTAAGGCGGAGCACGTCCGTCAAATGCAGTGGCAGATGTGGGTGACTGATGCGGAGTCGTGCGTGTATGCGTTTGAGGAGCGGCGGGATGCGCCTGGTGGGTTTGCGCCAGGGTTTGATGTTGAGTGCCGCGTTGTTGAGCGTGATGAGAAGCTGATAAAGGAGTTGGTGTCTGTGGCTGAGAAGTTGCAGACGGTCAACGTGTATTCAAGTTGGAGTGAAAGAGAGGAACTAGAAAATGGCTAATTTCAATTTGGCGGATTACGAAACCGTCGAGGATCGTCACGCTCGCGCGTTGGAGCAGTACCCTGATTTGCGGTGTGTGATTCATAACCACACGACACCGAATGATCGGGCGCAAGGGATGTGGGTTGTTGAGGCGCAGGTCTTTTTGAACGCTGAGGATCAGGCTGCGGATTTGCCGAAGGCTGTTGAGTGGGCGTTTGAGGTTGACGGTGTTGGTATGGCTAACAAAACGTCGGCCCTTGAGAACGCTTGCACGTCGGCTTTGGGGCGTGCGTTGCGTTGGGCGTTGGGCGGCAGTAAAGGCCCTAGCCGTGAGGAGATGGCG